TAAAAATGACTGACAAACAATATACAGACGTTGTAGATAATGGCACATATAAAGAATTTGCTACTGACGGTGCTGGATATGGCCTTGCGCAATGGACATATAGTACACTCAAGCAAGAATTATATGATTTATGTAAAAAAAATAAAACTTCTATCGCTGATATAAATAGTTAGTTAGAGTGTCTATATAAGCAATTAAAATCGCATAAAATTTTAGAAGCACTTCAAACTGCTAAAACAGTAGCGGAGGCTTCTGATTTATTTCTTACAAAATTTGAACGTCCAAAAGATTAGAGTGATAGTGTAAAGAATAAGCGCATAGAGTATGGTAATAAATATCTATCGCAGTTCTAGAGTAAAGGAGGAAACGGTATGAAATATAGTGCATCCAATCCACCTATGGTATGTATGGCAACACAATCTGCGTGCTATAAAACTAATAGCACAATGAAAATTTTAGGTGTACTTTGGCACTCAACTGGCGCGAATAATAAGACATTGAAACGCTATGTATAGCCAAGTAATGATGACCCCAATCGTGAAGCCTTATTGGCAAAAATTGGTAAAAATCCAAATAATAATCACGAGAACAGAGCCGCTTCACAGATTGGATTAAATGCATGGATTGGTACTTTGGCAGATGGTACTGTTACTAGCATACAAACAATGCCTTGGAATCGGACCCCATGGGGATGCGGAGCTGGTCTTAAAGGTAGTTGTAATAATGGTTGGATTTAGTTTGAAATCTGTGAAGATGCCCTTACTGATAAAACCTATTTCAACCAAGCCTATCAAGAGGCTTGTGAACTGACAGCATATTTATGTAAATTATATAATTTAGACCCAAAAGGTACAGTAACTTTTAATGGTGTAAAAGTACCAGTTATTTTATGCCATAAAGACAGTGCTTTATTAGGCTTAGGCTCAAATCATGGCGATGTACTACATTGGTTTCCAAAGTTTGGAAAAAATATGGATAATGTTCGTGCTGATGTTGCTGCTCTAATGGGTGATAGTAGTGGTGGCACTACACCAGTAACTCCATCTACCGATTTTGTAAACATCAAATTTGGTGATGAAGGTAGTCGTGTACAAGATTTACAACAAAAATTGATTAGTCTTGGTTATTCTTGCGGTTCTTGGGGTGCTGATGGCGATTTTGGTTCTGCTACACAAGGTGCAGTATAGAATTTCCAAAGAGACCATAATCTTTCACCAGATGGTATTGTTGGACAAGCAACCTGGAATGCAATTCTCAAAGCAATTGAGGATAAAAATAAACCAGTAACTCCAACACCAACCCCAGCAGCAGATGAAATTTATAGAGTACGCACTTCTTGGAATGACCCAAGTAGCCAAATTGGTGCTTATAAGATATTAGAAAATGCGAAACGTGCTTGCGATATAGCTGGTAATACAAATTATAAAGTATTTAATTCTGCTGGACAAGAAGTATATCCAAATAGTAATAGTGGTACAACACCAAGTACTCCAAGTATTCCAACACAAGACGATACTCCAGTTACCCCGGCCACAAAATATAATGGTGTAATGCTTGGTTCTGCATCACATGATGAACGTGGCCAATATCGTGGTGGTGCCGCTGGTGATTCAACTGGGACCGAGGTCGCTATTCAAAATTGGTATAAAAATGGTTGGGACACAGTATTACGTCCTAAAACTGCTATTTTAGCAGAAAAGATTGCTACTGCTGATGAAAAAGCTTGCGGTAATAATAAAATTGGTTATGACCAAAATTAGCGCAATACATTATTAGCAGAAGTAAAAAAAGTTGGATATGATATGTCAAAAATTACAACTCCTTGTGAATGTGATTGTAGTTCATTGGTAAGTACTTGTTGTGTATGTGCAGGCTTACCAGAAAGCATTTTCTTTGCTGGTGGCAATGGCCGTACAACTTGGACTATGCAAGCAGCTTGTGAAAAAACAGGTCAATTTGACGTATTAAAAGCCAGTAAATATACCCAATAGAAAGATTATCTAATGCGCGGTGACATTCTATTAGACACAGATATGCACGTTGTAGTAGTATTATCTGATGGGCCAAAAGCTGAGGGAAGAAATTCTGGCGGTAGTTCTTCAACTGATACTAAATTTCCATATATCGTACAAATCAATACCGACGTATTAAATGTACGAACAGGCCCCGGCACAAACTATCAAATCCACACAAAAGTAACTCGCGGTTATAAATATACAATCGTTGAAGAAAGTGAGGGTTGGGGTCGACTTAAATCTGGTTCTGGATGGATTGATTTAAGTTATACCATTAAAGTATGAAAAAAACTGAAAATGGGCATGAAAAAAAGATTGAATTCTCAAAAGCACTTTTAATTCATGAATCTATACTGATTTGGGTTCATACTATCGCAATGATTGTTCTCGCATTTATTTGTATTTTAAGCGGATATTTCGGTGAATTACCTTGGTTAACCGCTATGGTAAGTTTTCCTTGGGCTGCATATGGCGTAAGCGCACATGCATATTATCGCAAATCTGAAAAAGAAAATACAAAAAATGGTATTATATATGAAACTGCAATGCTTGACTATTTCCCCGATAGTGTTCAGCAAAATCAGTGTAATATCAATGATAATTTTAATAATAACGATGATTCGTCCGCTGTAGGATGATATTAAAACCCATATATAATTCATATTATATATGGGTTTTTTGTTTTATATACAGTTGACAAAATTAAAAAAATATGTTATAATATAGTATAAGATAAAATAATATTTATTATTTTTACTCTCTGTAACTCTATTATATAATAAAAAATTTAGTTTGTCAAGTCGTGGAGGTGCGTATGTGAAGCCTGTTTGGTATACCGATGGCGCATGCAGTGGTAATGGTAATCCCGATGCTATTGGTGGTTGGGCTGCTATTTGCGTAGATGAAAATAGAGAAAGCAATTATATTGAAGACTATATCATTGCTGGTAATGTTGGTACAGCTGTTGGTACAACAAATAATCGAATGGAAATGGAAGCCATTATTTATGCGGTTGAAAACCGTATTCCAGGGTATCCACTTATCATTCGGTCAGATTCATCTTATGCGGTTAATACATTTAATAACTGGATGTATAGTTGGCAGCGTAATGGATGGATAAAATCAGATAAAAAGGTTCCAGAAAATCTTGATTTAGTAAAAAAATACTATGACCTCGTACAAGACATAGCAATAACTCTTGAAAAAGTCCCAGGCCATAAAGACAATAGATGGAATAATTATGTAGATGGATTAGCTACTGGCCGTTATTCTTGGGCAACAGTTAAAAAGTCTTGGGATTTACATGATAATTAAAATAAATTGGAGAGGAATAATAGATAATGCCAACAAATTATGATATATATGAAGAAGAATTAAATGAATTATTTAATATCATAGAAAAATATCCTACATCTATGTATCATATTTTATGGGCTGTTAAAGAGGCAATTCCATTATTTGAACATTTAGGTGCCGATGGTTTATTTATAGCAGCCCATAATGAAATTATTAGGAGAGGATTGGACAAAGTGTGGTAATAAAATTATTACAACTCTTAATTATTTATGAAAGGAGTAGTGATAATGAATAATTATACCGTTTATATACACAAAAATAAAATCAATGGAAAAGTTTATATAGGATAGACTTGTTAGAATCCAATTAAAAGATGGGATAATGGAAAAGGCTATATTACTTCTACACGTTTTTATAATGCCATTCAAAAATATGGTTGGGATAATTTTGAACATATTATTTTATATAGTGGTTTATCCCAAGAGGAAGCTAATAAAATAGAACAGAAATTAATTAAGCAATATAAAGCACAAAATGATTAGTATGGATATAATATAACTTCTGGTGGAAATAACTATTCACATAGTGAAGAAACAAAGCAAAAAATAGGAAAAGCAAATAGTATTGCTTTAAAAGGAAAAACACATTCACAAGAATAGAATAAAGCCATATCAGAAAAATTTACTGGTAAAGGTAATCCTTTTTATGGAAAACACCATACAGAAGAAACAAAGAAAAAAATTTCTGAAAGCAGAGGTAATGGAAAATATAGCGGTCAAAATCATCCATTTTTTGGGCAACATCACACAAAAGAAAGTTTAGAAAAAATATCACAACATCGGCAAGGGAAAGGTGGTAAAAAAGTTTTGTGCGAACAAACTGGAGAAATTTTTGAATGTATGATGGATGCCGCAAGATGGTGTGGATTATCTACCGCTTGTAGTATTGGACAATGTTGTTTAGGAAAAGTAAAAACAGCAGGCAAACATCCAATTACAAAAGAAAAATTAACTTGGAGATATATTAATGAATGAAATAATAGATAAAACATTATATACTGTTGACAGCATTGAGTCATTAGATGCTCGCGAATTTACCCGACTTCGCCCAGGGGTATACTGCGGCGATACCACATATGCTACTCAATTAGCAATTGAGATTTTTTCTAATGCAGTTGATGAATTTAGACTTGGGCATGGTAATTTAATTGAAATATTTATTGAGCCTAATGAAGTAAGAATTAGAGATTATGGACAAGGATTTATTCCAAATAGTTTCCGTGAAGATGGTAAAACTATTCTTGAAGCTGCTTTTAGTGTATTAAATACGTCTGGTAAATATCGTGAAGATGGCACCTATGAAGGAACATCACTTGGCTCTTTTGGTATCGGTAGTAAAATTACTAACTATTTATCACATTGGTTAGTAGTTAAAACTTATCGTGATGGAGAAAGTGAACAAATTCGCTTTAAAGAAGGTGAATTTGAAAAGCGTTGGTCTGATAAAACTTCTTTACCTAATGGAACAGAAGTGTGTTGGCAAGCAAGTGAAGAGTTCTTTACACATCCAGAAGTCAATGTAAGTGAATTAAAATCACTCTTTAAAACTATTGCGGCACTTTGTCCTAGGTTGACCATTGAACTAAATGATAATGGTATTAAAACTACATATTATTCAAAAAATGGCATTGAAGATTTGGTAGATGAAGCAGTTGCTAATAAAGAACTTATTAAAAATCGTTTTAGAATGAATTATCAAAATGATAAAAATAAGATTGATTTAGTAATGACATATACTTCAAATTATTCAATGACGATGGTTCCATATGTCAATACAGGTCTTACTGCTAATGGTCCTCATA